GATATGGTTAGGATAGATGACACGATTAAAAGGGTCATTACTGACATAAAGCTTGAAGAAGCTAGAATTGCTGACGTTCAAAATAGAGTTGAAAACTCTGCTCCACAAGTTTCTGTAGCTACTTAAGTCACAAAGCTACATCGCTGAAATCGTACTTTTATGTAAGGATCTCTTGCACTCTACTCAAAATTAAGATATAAATTTTTAAAAATTAGGAGAATTTATGGCACATCACAAAATATCAAAAGCAACACATTTTACAGGACCCGTTTTATTTTCAAATCAAGTACCTTCGTTAGAAAATTTAAATACAGCAGCATATCCAGATCAAAGAATTTTCTTTGATGATTTTGGTCAACAAGTTTATAATGGTAATGTTATTGGAACATCACCAACAGCCGGTGCAGCAATGGGACAAGACTACACTTCTATTACAGGTAGTAATGCTGGAACAGTAGCAATCGCTGCAAACGCACTTCAAGGTGCACTAGCTTTATCAACTGCTAATACAGCAGCAACAGATGCAATTACTACTCAGGGTGATTTAACTTTTAATGTTCCACAAAATAGTAATAATGAAAACGTAACTCCCTATAGAACATATTTTGAAACAAGATTTAAATTAAATAATTTTACAGGTGCACCCGCAATATTTGTTGGACTTGCACAAATAATTGATACTTCGGGAAATGCTGCAACAGATGCTGTAGCTGGTTCAGGAGAAGGACGTATTGGTTTTAATCTAACTGCTGGAGACACTATGATAAGAGGAGTTTGTAGAGCAGACAACAATTCTACGTACGCAAATATAGATGCAATTAATGATGGAAACTATCCAAAATATGCTGCTCTAGGTACAGTAGCAGCAGACACTTATATAACTGTTGGTTTTGAAGTATTTAATAATAACAATTTAAGTAAAAACAGAGTTAATTTTTATGTTAACAGAGAACTTTATGGAACTATTACTAACGAACAACAACTTTATCCACCATTTGTAAGTAGTGGACTTTCTGGTTCTACAGCAAGTTCTATTCCAGCTACAGCAGCAACTAGATTAGGTATTGCTTTTGATATGATAAACTCAGTACAAAACGCATCCATTATGACTGTGGATTATGTACTAGCAGCTCAAGACAGAGAAGTAATATACAACTATAAAGGATAACATCCTTGCGATTCAGCTTAAAATAAGCTATAAAATTTTTACTATACAATTTAAATGTTGGGTGTAGACGCGTATAGTCGACGGCCTAGAGACTACATTCACATTAACTAGGAAAAGGAGAAAAAAAAATGGCAACTACAACTTTTTCGGGTCCAATAAAAGCGGGCACGATATCAAATACTACAGGAACTACTGTTGGCGCAGATATGAAAAATACTGGCCAAGTGGTCATGTCACAAACAGTCGCTGTGGATCAAACAGCAGCTACAGACACAACAAACATAATTATACCTGCAAATAGTCAAATCGTGGCTATGGACTTGTATGTTAATACGGTGTGGTCTACAGGTACTACTACTATGGGCATTGGTAAAGTCGGAACAGCGACAGCTTTTACAGCTGCTACGGCTGTGCAAGGAAGTACATTAGGTCTCATTAAAATATCACCAACAGCAAGTGCTGCTGTGGTTAACAGATGGACTGACATTGGTACTTCTGACAATAGAATAATTGTCACAAATGGTGCTACAGGTACTGGAGCTGGTTATCTTTGTGTACAGTATGTTCAAAATAATAACTTAATATAATAGTTATTATATTATAAAATAATGTAAGCTCCTTCGGGAGCTTATGCTTAAGGAGAAAAAATTATGGGAATAACATCAAAAGTTAGACAATCGGTAATTCTTGCAGCTGATGGTCAGGTTCAAAAACTGATTAGTGGTGTAGCAGCTAATATTACTAAAGCAAATATTATGACTGTGTATGCAATGTCGAGTGCAATTAATGGAGAAATCAAACTTTACAATGAAATAGGTAGTGCAGGAACTGCTGCCCAATTAATTTTTCATGGTAAGTTTGGCGCAGCCGCTGATGCAGTTCAGGAATTTAAATTACCAGGAGCTGGTATTTATGCTGACACTGGAATATATGCAGATCTAACTAGCATAGACTTTTTTTATATAGTCGGAACATTTTAAAGGAGTAGCCGATGGCGAATACTACTTCAGGATCTTATCAATTTGATCAAGACTTTTCAATTGATGCAATTATACAAGATGCTTACGAGCGTATAGGTTTAGTAGGAACTGCTGGACATCAATTAAAAACAGCTAGAAGATCTTTAAATATTTTATTTCAAGAATGGGGAAACAGAGGTGCACACTTTTGGGAAATTGGAAATACTAATATTAATTTAATAGTAGGTTCTTCTACTAATGTAGATGCAACTGATGAAGGAATGGGTATTTATACTTTCTATAGAAATTCAGGTGACAGTGCAGCAGCGGCTGCCGCTTCACCACAAGCTACAACTACTCCAGTAACTAATATTTATGGTATTACAGATATTTTAAATGTTACGTATAGACAAAATTATAATACTACTTCTCAATCTGATACAGGTTTAACTAAAGTTGCAAGAGACGCTTATGCTGCAACAGCAAATAAAGCATCACTTGGAACACCTTCACAATTCTGGATTCAAAGATTTATTGATAAAGTTACTATAACTATTTACCCTTTACCTAATTCAACAGCAGCAGGTAATTATTTAAGTGTACATTATGTTAAAAGAATTCAAGATGTAGGAGCTTACAGTAATGCAACTGATACTCCATATAGATTTGTTCCAGCTATGGTGTCAGGATTATCATATTATTTATCTATGAAATTTGCACCCCAACGAACACAGGAAATGAAATTGTTATATGAGGATGAATTTGCTAGAGCATTAGCCGAAGATGGTTCTGCAGCTAGTACTTACATTACTCCTAAAGCATATTATCCGAGTATATAATTATGGCTAGATTCGCAAAAGGCAGTAGAGCATTATCAATATCAGATAGATCAGGGGCCGCGTTTCCTTATAATGAAATGGTTAAAGAATGGACAGGAGCCTGGGTACATACTTCTGAATTTGAACCTAAGCAACCCCAGTTACAGCCTCATCCAGTAGGTGCAGATCCACAAGCTTTATTACATGCAAGACCTGCAAGAACAGAATTTCCAGTGCAAGATATTTTACCGAACAATCCTTTTACAACTACAGCTGCTAATAAAAGTGTTAGTGTTTCTTATCCTGCTAATAATTTTAATGAAGGTACAACTTATGTAAGATTTCAAGATGTTAAAAACCCAGTTGGTGGAGTAGTGATTACAATTTTAGAATTATCTACAACTTTAAATGGAGCACTTAATAATACTGCTACAACAATTCCTTTAACGAGTGCAACATCTTTTCCAACAGCAGGATACATTGTTATTGAAAAAGTAGATCAAGATTCTACATCATCAACTTATGGACAATTTCAAAATGAAGTAGTTCAATACACAGGTATAGGTGGAAATAGTTTAACAGGTTGTACTAGAGGAACTTCAGCCCCTTATAAAGGAAATACACCTCCAGCTACAACTGCAGCTTCTCACGATACTCTAGCAAAAGTTTATGGATGTTATCTTGCAACAGCAGTTGCCTCTACAATAGTAGTGGGTCCTATTGGACAAACGGCTGTAGTGTATAATAATTTAACTTTTCCTTTAGTAGCTAATGCTACTAGTGCGGAAATAGGAGGCGGTTTTCAGTGTACAATTGGACCCGTTAATGATAGAGCTTAATTATGGCAGGATTATCACATTACACCTATACAACATTAGTAACAGCTATAAGAGATTATACTGAAGTAGATGCTAATGTATTTACAGAAACTATTGTTGACGGATTTATTATGGCCGCTCAACACAGAATTAATTTAGACATACCAATGGATGCAGATAGATTTGTTCAAGAAGGAACAATGGCAGCTGATGTAAATAACATAAGAGTTCCAGCAGGAGCTTTATTTGTAAGAGGTGTAGAAGTATTTAGTGCGGCCAATACCACGGAACAAGGTTTTTGGTTAGAGAGACGTGATCAAACTTTTTTATCTGAATACGTTGGCAGATTAACAGGACCAGAAGGTTCTGCTACAGGTCAAGATGTA